CGCCGTCACTCGACTTCTTCTTGGCTGCTGAGAGTTGTCCACCTCGGTGGGCTAACAGAAGCGTGGGAGTGTTTCGAGGGAGGCTGATGAGTTGGCTTCGGTAATTACTCGTTACCAACTCGAAAGGAAATTGTGAACCGTTATCGCCTTAGTCCTGCCGCACGGTTGCTTACACGGGAGGGGCGCTTAAGACTATTGAATCGTGAGAGCGTGCGCGACGGTGTCGTCGGGCGTGAGGCCCAAGTAGCCACATACGAATGCCAGATACTGGGCACTGTTGTTCTCATTGGGCGGCGCGTAGATGGCCACGCATTGTCTCAACGTGAGCTTGCGCTCCGCGAAGATGCGCAGCTGGCGCTCCAAGTCTGCCCACCCATCAGCATCGTTATCGATATTCCCAATTGCATTAGGTGCATCGACGGTGTGCTGTGAGTGTGGTGAATGGCGAAGGTCGCCCGGATTGTGGTTGCGTGTGGGCAGCGTGCCGGGTATGCCGAATCCCTCTTCGTGAGAGATGGCTTCTGCGAGCTTGGTCATGGTTCACCTTGAATAAAAAATGGTCGAACTCCCCGCTTCACCAACGTAGTGTGGCTATCGCGGGGCGACCAAGGGGCCGACGTGGAGGAGGAACACGTCGACCGTCTGTTTGTGACTTTCACCTCAGCCCGTTGCGCTGTCCTAGCCCGCTGACGGAGGCCGTGGTCTAACGGCAGTTCGAATTAACTGTTGCAGGGATAGTTGAGCGCGACGTCTACTGCGCCGGCTGTCCACGCGGTAACCGATGCGTACATCTCGGCGAGCACCGGGATCGTGGTGAAGCCGCTGACGGTGATCGGCGCGGCAACTTGGAGCCATGGCAGGGTCGGCGCGGCGCGACCGAAGACGGTCACGGTTGCGGTTCCGACGATGCTTACTTGCAGCGTGCCTTGGAAGTAGTCGGCGTCACATATCTTCAGCGACGGTGCGTCGCCTGCAACGCCTGAGCCGTAGACGCCAGTGCCCGTGGACACCTGGGCTTTGATCAATGTCTTGGAGAGCATGTGGGATGGTCCTATCGTTTTGCGGTTTTTAAGATTTGGTGGACCATGTGCCCACAGCCATCAACCAGTTTCTCGTCTCGCATGAGCTTCGTCTGGTTGAGCGTGAAAAATATTGCGTGAAATGCTTCGTGCCAAAAGGCTTGCATCACGAGCGCTCCCTTGAGCGTGCGGCTCGGCGGCATCAGGGTGATGGTGAGCGTATCGAAGTCGCACGTGCCGTAGGCGTTGTGCTTGTCTTCGCAGAGGGGATCGAACTTGACGGTCCAGGTTTGGCCCGCCAACTGAAATGTGGACGGGATGAAACGCATGTTGGCCTCTATAGAATCTTGCTGGCGTGGGGACTCGAACCCCAGCTATGCGACTGGCCCTTCCGCTACAGTGCGGGGTGCGCTCTTCCGCCAGCAATATTCAGTTACTCAATTACAGAATGTGATCAGCTGTCTTGCCGAGCTTCGCTTCGACGGTCGCGCGGTAGCCGGCGTCCTTCTTATAGCGAGGGTCATTGATGGCAGCCATGATCTCCGACTGGTTGGCGTAGCCGCCGACGTTGGCACCTGGGCCATTGTTGCCACCGCTGATCAACGTGCCGTCACGGCCCATTGCAGCTTGGTACTTCGAGTACATGTCAGCCACGGCGAGCTTGGCTGTGGCACGGTTGCCGACGCCTGCGTCGTAGTCGCTGATCTGTTGGGGAGTCGCATTGACGCGCGCCCACTCGACCATCGCGGTGAAATTCTCGGCACCACCTGTGACCGCATGAGCTTCACTCACGGCGGCTTGGACCAACGCGTTCTGTCCGTGGATGAACGTGTCGACCATGTGCTTGGTCAGCCCTTGCTTCCCAAGTGTTTCGTATGTGGCATCGCTGAGCTTGCCGTCTCGGGCGTACTCAGACGTGGCATCTGCTACGGCTGTCGTTTGTACCGGGGCGGCAGCTGCGGGGTCGGCTCCGGGGGCGGCAGGTTCAGCTGCTTGAGCGGCAGCCAGGGCTGCTTCAGCGGCGATGAGCGCTGCTGACTTAGCGGGGGCTGCGGGCTTCGCCGGCTCGGCGGGTTTGGCACGTGCCTTCTCCAATTCTGTGTACGACTTGGATAGGGCTGCGACATCGACTTCGCCCGTGGTCGCGTTCCAGAACTTGTCTGGCACGCCTTCGGGTTTCGTCTTGCCGGCGGCTGCTGGGACGACCGGGGCCGTTACAGCGGGGCCGTTGTCGATCAGGTTGCCATCGTTGTCGCGGGCTTCGATTGTGACGCCAGCGGCATCAGCTTTCGCGGCGGACGCGATCTCTGCGGGGGTCAAGCTTGAAAGTTCCATAAGTATCCTCCTCTCTATTACTTAAGCGTAGTCGCGGCGGACTGTTCCGCAGGGCAACTTCTCTTCGCCAACTAGATTCACGGCGCGACCTGAAACGTTCAGTACCTTGAGTACCTTCTGTTCGGGCAGCTTCTCAGCCGGTGTCGGGATGCCGTCGTGACTATCGTCACCGTGCATCTTCGACGGGTTTGCATTCGCCATTGTCTCTCCTACTGTTGCGGGGGCTGTTGCGGCTGCGTTCCACCTTGGAGGTGGGCAGCGACTGCACCTTTGGTTACTTCTTGAGCAACACCTGGGGCAGCCTTCATCATCGCTTGCTGTTTCATCGCGGCTTGCTGCATCTGCTGCACTTCGTCATCGGTGCGAATCATGTCGTCGAGATTCTCGACTCCGTAGTTCTTACCGAAGGCGTTGAGCACGACGCCAGCCTTGATGTACTGAGCGACCACTTGGGGCGTCAGCGCTTGCGCAGCGTCGGCGAGGAATGCTCGCAGCTTGTTGGCTGCATGATTCCTGCCCAATGCTTCGAAGCCCGTCGTGATCAGTGGCTGCACCGCGCCCTTCGGCAGAGCGGGAAGCTCCTTGTCGCGGGTCATCTGAGCCATGATGCGCTCGGTCATCGGCAGCTGAAGCTCGCGTGAGAGGACGGTGTAGACACCACCCAACACATCTTCAAGCTCTTGCGCCATGCCCCGAATCTCTTCGGCGGTCACGCGCTCGGCATCGCGAACGGCGCCTCCTTGTAGAAGGAAGGCGTTCGAAAGGCGCTTCTCTAACTTGTCGGCTACCTCGTTGGCGACCTGGAAGTCCGCAGCTTTTTCAAGCTGGAGAATGTCGACGTCTGCGGCTGAGCCGTTGATGACGTCGCCGCTCTCGGCTTGGACTAGATCAGTCGCGTCGGTCGTCGCATTCGGATGCACCAGGAAGAGGACCTTCGCGGCGGCTGCGGCGAACTGCACGATGGCCGTGCTGATGCCTTCGAGGCTGCGTAGGTCACCGAGGTATTCGTCTACGAGACCACGACCGTAGTCGCTGTTCGCGAACGGCTGCCATCGCAGCGGGCACCACGGGGTCTTGTCGAACGGATGTTCACCGTCGGTACCGGGCAACTTGACGTCGTTGAGTTCCTGATGGTAGGAGACCTTCTTGTCTTTCCATACGATCCGGGTATACAACTCGACGGGCACTTCGCTGTCGACCTGAAGATCACACAGCGTGCGGATGCTCTCATCGAGCGCCTGCGGAAGAACCTTCTCGCAGATGATCGCTTCGAGCGGATGCCCGACGGGATCGCGGCAGATGACGTACTGGTCGAGGCGGAAGACGCGGTTGCGTTCCTTGTCGGCGTAGAGCAGCGCGTTGCCTGATACCACGAGAAGCTTGAGCGTCTCGAAGAGGATCGGGCGTGCGTTGGATGTTTCGATGCGTCGAGAAATTTTCCGCTCTAGCTTTGCCAGCGCGGTGTCGATCTGTTCCTTCGCGCCCGGTGAATCGCCGGCCAGCTTCATCGCGACGTCTTCGTCCATCGATAAGCGGAAGTACGCGGTGTTCGGCGGCAGCAACGCTAACAGCAGTTTGCTCGCTAGGTTGTTGACGCCACGTGCGCCGAGGGATTGATACGGTGTCGGCAGAACGAACTCGTCGCTCATGCCTGCGCGCGGGATCAAGCCAGGGATCGTTAGATCGCTGCACTCGCGGACGCGCTCCAGGACTGTCTCACGGCTGGCCATGAGTTTGCCGTAGCGTGCTTTAGCGCCGCTGGCGGCTACTTCATCTGCCATGTGAGTTCCTTAGTTGTTAGCCGTTGTTGGCGCGCCCGCCACCGCCATAGCCAGGGGATGTGGCTGCGGGAGCGCCGCCAGGAGGCGTGGGCGAGGTGCCCGTGCCGATGCCGATAGTTGATCGCGTGGTGCCATCGCGCGGCGTGCCACTGCCGCCTGTCAGACCGATGGTCAGGGCTGAGGTGCCGATGCGGTTGGCATCGACGGTGTTGCCGTATGCACCACCATCCAGGTATGGATTGTGGACATAGCTAGGCATCGATGTGATTGGCGTGGGAGCGCTTGCTGAGCACACTGGGAATTTCTCCGGGTCGCTCAGTGGAGCGCTTCAAATGAGTTTTGAGGTCTTCGATTAGTTCGCGCTTGCCGGCGTAGCGGTGTGCGGATTCAGGCGTTTCGTTGCGGCCTATGCAGCGCGCGGGGAACGCACGGTCGAGTTCATTGATGAGATCGACGGACTGATCGTGGATCGTGAGT